CGTATTATTAATGGTTCGTATCTTACCCATACCATTAAGGATGAGGTATTTGAAATGGTGCAACCAATCAAACGTGGAAAATTTGGTTCATTCATTACCGTAAAACCATCAAATGGTTATGGTCTTGATAAGACTAAAATTCGTATTAAAGTAGCAGAACATAATGTAGAACATCTATCACATCACCCCGATGAAGTAATTGAATCAGATGCAGAAGTGATGGAACGCATTGGTGAACGATTTCAAATTCTTGAAGAAATGACTAAGGCTACTATTTCTTCTGATATTCGTGCTATGATTGTTGTTGGACCACCGGGCGTTGGTAAATCATATGGTGTTGAACAACAACTTGAAAAAGCAAATCTATTCACTACTGTACAAGGATTGCCACCAAAGTACGAAGTTGTAAAAGGTGCAATGACACCAATTGGCTTGTATAGTACACTATATAGACATTCAGATAAAGGTAATGTACTCGTATTTGATGATTGTGATTCGGTATTAATGGATGATCTGAGTCTGAATATTCTTAAAGCAGCATTGGATAGTGGAAAAAAACGTACTATTTATTGGAATGCTGATAGTCATCTATTACGTAGGGATGGTATTCCTGACAAATTTGATTTCAAGGGTTCTGTGGTATTCATTACTAATCTCAAGTTTGATAACTTGAAAAGTAAAAAACTTCAAGATCATCTTGAAGCATTGCAATCACGGTGTCATTATTTGGACTTGACTTTGAATACAATGCGTGATAAGTTTCTTCGTGTAAAACAAATTGCTAATACAGGAAAATTGTTTCAAGATTACAATTTCCAAAATGGTGAGGATATTATGGTTATTGACTTTATTGATGAGAATAAGGACAAGTTGCGTGAAATGTCACTTCGTATGGCATTGAAAATAGCTGATTTGGTTAAAATTAGTCGTACAAATTGGCAAGCATTGGCTAGAACAACTTGTATGAAAAACAGTTTTTAGTTCTTGTGACATTAAGAAGAATATCTAATTGAGCCTCCCTTAATTAGACTTCTTAATCCTTGGGGTATAGTATTATTTATACTATACCCCCTTTTTAATTTGTGGTATAATATATTGATGAAACAAGCTATAATTACAGTAAAAGATGAGGTAAATTGTAAAATTACTGGTCTTGATCTGGACACACGAAAAAAATTAGTCAATAAATTAAAGTATATGGTGCCACATGCTAGGTATCTACCATCATTCAAATTAGGCAGATGGGATGGTAAAATAGCATTTTTTCAACTAGGTGGTAGTACATATATCAATCTATTGCCTATCATATTACCAATTCTTGATAGTGATGGGTATGATATTGAATTGAATGATACTAGGGAATATCAAACATCATTCCAATTCAATGAAGTTGATGAAAATAGTTATCAACATATTACATGGCCAGAAAAACACCAATGTGCAAATCAACCAATACAACTTCGTGATTATCAAGTTGAAACAGTTAATGCCTTTTTAAAAAATCCCCAATGCTTGCAGGAGATCGCAACTGGGGCTGGCAAAACTTTGATGACAGCATCATTGTCAGAACGTGTTGGTCAATATGGAAGAAGTATCGTTGTAGTACCAAATAAATCGCTGGTAGTTCAAACAGAAGAAGATTATCTTAATATGCAACTTGATGTTGGTGTATTCTATGGTGATAGAAAAGAGTATGATAAACAACATACAATTTGTACTTGGCAAAGTCTAAATAGTTTATTGAAACGAACAAAAAATCAAGAAGCAGATATTACTATTCACGAATTTCTTGAAGGTGTGGTTTGTGTAATAATCGATGAGTGTCATGGAATTAAAGCTGACGCATTGAAAGGATTACTAACAGGTGTAATGGCACATATTCCATTGCGATGGGGATTTACAGGAACTATACCTAAAGAAGATTTTGAATTTAAAGCATTAGAGGTAAGTATAGGTCCAGTAATTAATAAAATTAGTGCTTATGATTTGCAAAATCAAGGTGTGTTAGCTAAATGTCATGTAAATATAGTACAACTTAAAGATTTAGTAGAACATACCAATTATCAAAGTGAATTGAAATATTTACTTTCAGATGAAAAGCGATTAGATGTGATGGCTAAACTTATTACGAAAGCTAAACAGGGTGGTAATACATTAGTGTTGGTAGATCGTATTAATGCTGGTAAAGAATTGGTTGATAGATTAGATAATGCTGTGTTTGTGAGTGGTGCAACTAAAGGTAAGGATAGACAAGAACATTATGATGAAGTGGCTGATACAGATGATAAAATCATTATTGCAACATATGGCGTTGCTGCCGTTGGTATTAATATTCCTCGTATTTTTAATCTTGTACTTATTGAGCCTGGTAAGTCTTTCGTTAGGGTTATTCAGTCAATTGGTCGTGGAGTACGTAAAGCCGAGGATAAAGACTTTGTTCAGATTTGGGACATAACAAGCACTTGTAAGTTTGCTAAAAGACATTTAACTAAAAGAAAATCTTTTTATCGTGAGGCTGGCTACCCTTATGCTATAGAAAAACTTGATTGGAAATAAAAAATAATATATAATACATTGATGAGAATACACACATTAGATGACAATCGTAGTTACAATTTAGATTCCCTTCCAGAAGAAATAGATGATCTTAGATTTTCAATATTAGATAATAGCAATCCAAAAGAACCTGATTATTTTTATATTCCGCTTATATTTTTAGAAAGTTTTACAAGTCCAGCACTTGTGCTTAAAATAGGTAATAAGGTAATTAAAATGCCATTGGATTGGTATGTATTAATCGGTGAAGAAGATTTGGGTGATTTGGAAGCAATGCCATTGACTAGTATAAATGATAGAAATTTTAAAATATTTGAATTTAATAGTTTGAGTAGTACAAGGGCTGAATTTTTACCAATAGAAGTCGTTGATATATACAACGAAGTACAATGGTATGCACCAAAACTTAAAAATGGACAGTATCTTGCTGTGCCATTAAGTGATGATCCTGAACCACAAGTAGTATATTTTATTAGTAATATATCACGAAATTGTGAAGTAGTTGATTACAATAAGGCATGGTAAATGGCACATAAGTTAGATATTTTTAAAGTATTAGAAGCATTGGATAAGAAAGATTATACATTTTATAATTCGTTATCGGATGATGAAAAGAAAGGATTTACTGCATTTTTGACTAATAAATGGATGGCAAGCGTTGAAGGTTCTATAGAATTACAGCATTATTATCTAGCAAGTACCAATCATTATAGCAATAAACATTTATTTGATATTAACAAACATCCAAAATTACAATATCTATCATTGGTAGCAAGTAGTCCAGGAATAGGAAAACAACGACACAATTGGATAAAAGCTAAGAAGAAAGAAACTTCTAAAAGTAAGCAAAATATTAAAAAAATATTAACCGAAATGTTTCCTACATATAAAGTAGAAGATATTGAAGTATTAAGCAACCTAGTCACTAAACGAGAGTTGACAAAATATGCTAAAGACTGCGGAAATTAAACATACGTGTAAGTTTTGTGGTAAAGATTTTAAACGAGAGAAATCGTTGATTGTTCATATGTGCGAACCAAAAAAACGGTATCGTGAACGGACAGAAAAAGGTGTTCGTACAGGTTTTAATACATATTTAAAATTCTATGAATATTCACAAGGATCTGCTAAATTAAAAACGGAAGAAGATTTTCGCAAAAGTCCATATTATAATGCTTTCGTAAAATTTGGTAGGTATTGTAAGGATATTAATGCTATTAAACCAGATAAGTTCGCTGATTTTGTAATACATAGTGGAAAGAAATTAGATCATTGGGCTAAGGATTCTGTGTATGGTGAATATATTATGCAATTACTACATACAGAACATCCAACAGATGCATTAAGTCGTGGGTTGTTACATAGTATGTGGTGGGCCGACCAAAACAATGCTAATGATTTTGATATATTGCGGTTTGGTAATGTAAGTGCTAATTGTTATGCAATCACAAAAGGCGAATTAAGTGCTTGGGTAGTATATAATTCAGATAGTGGTCAGAAATTTTTAAGCGAATTAAACGAAGATCAAATGGCAATTATATGGGATTATATTAATCCAGATTATTGGCAAAAGAAGTTTAAAGATTATGAAGCAGATCAGTTATATATTAAAGAAATGTTAAAAAAGGCTGGATGGTAATGGGACATCAAGCTGATATTGATATAGATTTTGCTGATCATGATGATATACTTAAATTGATTAAGCATATTCCAGCAAGACAAGAATCTAATACTGAATCTAAACATCATAATAGTGGAGTATATGTTACAGATATTCCATATGATCCAATCCATAATTGTGCTAGTATAGATTATAAAGAAGCCGATGACCGTGAATATTTTAAGATTGATTTATTGAATGTTTCTGTATATAAACATATTAAAAATCAAGATCATTATGATCAATTATTAGCACAAGAACCACCTTGGGAAAAGTTATTAGATAAAGAGTTTTGTGAACAAGTAATACATATTGGAAATCACTATGATTTGATATGTAAATTGCGTCCAGATAGTATTCCAAGAATGGCTATGTTTTTAGCACTGATTAGACCAGCAAAACGACATTTATTAGATAAGTCTTGGAAGGAAATATCTGAAAGTATTTGGGATAAACCAAGTGATGATAGATATTATTTTAAGAAAGCACATGCTGTTTCGTATGCTATGTTGGTAGCATTACATATGAATATTATTCAATTTTCCGAACTAAAATAATAGATTTTCGTTTCTTTTTTTGTAGTGCTATGTCGTTTAAACTTGTGTATGGACCACATAATATTTTAACATTTTTGTTTGTGAATACACGCTTATAATCCTTGAATATAACCCATTCTTGTTTTAAAAAAAGATTTATCGGAATGTTTCTATTAGATTCCCACCACCATGTTTCGCCTAATTCTAAAAAATGTTTTTTTAGTTCAGGAATTTCAATCATATCATAATCATACATAGTAAGAATGTTTTTATCACGATTCATTATAATACCAATATATTCGTTGCCAGAATATTGGCAAATTGATAAGAATGGATATTTTTCTTCTATTTTTTTTATTAAATCATCTGACATAGGTATTCAAGTATAAACTTTATTTATTG